TGGCGCGGGGAAGTCATCAGAGAAGATGCCTGGAACCACAAAGGCGGTATCCAGTTCACCACCGAGGGACAATAGCAAAACCTGTTCGCCCACGGACGGCGACCACCAGACACGCGCGCGGCCTGCGCGGGGTGCCAGCCAGTGCAGCCAGTCGGTGAGGTTACCGCCGGTATTTACACGGCAGGTACCTGCGGCTAAATCCACTTCGGCAACGGTGCCAATGCGGATCAGATTGCGCAGCAGGCGCTGGGCGTCGGTTAAATCAGGGAATGTATTCATAGAAAGAAGAATGCCGCCCTGTCAGGCGGCATACAATTTGAAGCGGGTTGATGGCGGGTGGCACAACGTGGGAATCACTGGGAGTATTAGCTCAAACGTGAGCTGACACATTTCCTAGGTAGAACAGCATCAAATCTGACAGTCTGGTTAAAGCGAGAAGTGTGCGTATTACCTCTCAGCAGTAACCGACACGAGGAATGCTTACCCCAAATCTGATTTATTTAACAAAGCCCAAATATCTATATCGAAACACCGCAATGAGCGGTCTTTTCTGTTTTCTGTTTATGCAACCACACGCTCATTCCAGCTGTCTTTAAATATTATGTTCCCGTCTACATATTTCCACTGAATCGACTCATAGCGGATCTCAATGTTTTCCAGATGTGTACCCGTCCCCGAACCAGGATGAAGGCTCGGGGTAATGCCGGTGATCTTCACATTCTCCATCAGAATATTGAAATACTCGGTTTCAAACCCAGCGTCTAATATGCAATACATTTTAATTTCGGCAGATTTAAGCATGAGTCCATGACTGATCGCACGGTAAAGTATTGGTGTTGAGCGGTCAAATTCCTTTTGGAACAATATCGGCGAGTGAATGCGCGTACCGGTCAATTTCCCTGTATTTCTGTCTGCCGGAACGGTCAGATTATGTGAAAGGGATTTAATCTCAATTGAGCCGATACGCCCGACAACCTCACTGTTGCCGATAATAGGAGAACCATTTTCATCTGTTAACCATAAATAAGCCGGGTTAGACATTTTATTTCCTTAATTTTGAGTTTCGACTTTTTTCCCGATAGTCTTCTAATTTGGCGACGCCTTTTGACACTGAGAAGAAAATTATCAGCCAGACGGCGGCATAAACGAATTTCATCGGCCACACAACGGGCAGCATCAGGCATCCGATTAACCCGCCAACGAACAACACGGATTCAAAAAAATTCCATACGCTGGCGGCGGTAAATAACACCATTTTCACCGCGCCTTTCAGCACTCTGTGGAACCGTTTATTGTGTGACATGCAGCTTTCGCCCTACAGTATCGATTATCCTGTCAAACACAGGCTGGCCGCGAGTGGCACCGACATGGACAGCATCAATAAATGGTTTAACGGCGGGTTCAAACAGAAAATAGGTGAGGTCATAATCGTGTGGCCGGAGCAGCGCGTAAATTTCCGGTGCCTCGATGGCGAGGCTTTCAGACATTCTTATCGAGCGTTCGCTCATTCCCCCGATAAGCAGAATCATCGTCACCCTGCCGATCCAGTTTTTGGCACTTTGCGCACCAATAAATGACACTCTCGTCAGCACCGCCGACCCAATTATCGCAATAAGTTTCGCGGTAAGGAATCGCCCAACCATTGAGGAAACGGCACCACGATAGGCATTATTTTGCTGAGATACGGAGGCGTATTTATCGAATTCTTTAAATATGATCTCTACGGCATTGGTTATATGTTTATAATTCAGGATGTCATTATGAATTGCTTCCGCCATGCGAAAACGTTGTGTCTGATGCGCATAACGGGAATCCGTATCCATATATCCCCACGCGAGATAACCCATGTCGAGCGGAACGGTAAGCGCACCGTTTATTAACCCGGTAATTGTGGCGGGCGACATGATGATGTCTGCAATTCTGTTCGCAATGTCTTCTATATCACTTGTTATATTATCGACTGCTACCACGGTACACCTCCCTGGTTTCGTGTTCGCATAACCTTAATACAGATAAGGTTAAATAACCAAATACTATATTGCTACATTTACCGCTGAAACGTGCGTCCGGACACTGAATATCAGGGGGCGGTCTAGAACTACTAGACTTCCGCTTTTGGCACAGAGCTGCCCGTCAAATTCGGTTGGCTCTGTGTCGCAATTTTATCAGGTCAAGCCTGAGCTAATACATTTTAGCAATTCATCTTCCACGATCTTAATATCTTCCGCGTCCAGCCCTAACAGCGGGCGCGCCGGATACTGCATTTCTTTTGCACGTACGGACGGGCGATCCCGCAGCCCGTACTGATGCACCTTAGCCATCCGCTGCACCTGGCCGGTAAATTCCACCACCGCGTCATTACCTGTGCTGAGCGCCTTCATGTATTTGTTAGTGCGTAGCTTGCTGAACATATCGCGCTTAATGCGGCCTTTCTTGCGGCGCAGTGGTTGAGCACGGCGCGGGGTATAGGGTTGACCATCCGGGCCGACCTGTCGGTTAATCCTCTCCTGCTGATGCTTACGCAGGCGCTTCGCGATAGTCGCCGCCATCGCCTTACGGCTTTGCGGTGAGAGTTCCGCGATCAGCGCCGCCAGCCTGCTGTCGAATGCCGTTAACTCACTCATTCCACGCGCTCACCAGTTCGCCGTGCAAATACAGTTCGCGCGGCCTGTCGATATCCTCCGGTAACGGTGGCTCAGGCAGATTTGTCACCCGTAGCGCACCGTCCTCCTGTTTAACCAATGTTCGCTCGGTCAGTTGCAGGTTAATGCTGATATCAAAACTGCCATCGTTGAGCATGTCGGCTTTGAAGGTGAAACCGGTCTGCTGCTTTTCGGGGGTTGCCATAATGTCCGGCTGATTCTCCCGCAGCCACGCTAGGATCGGCACCAGCAGCATGTCAGCGTCCTGCGTGAAATCGGTGATCAGCAGGTTGAGCTGATACTGTTTTTCGTGCGACAGCGAGGTGGCTAGCGTCGAAACAACACGGCCACTATCAACAAAAATACGCAGCTGTTCAGGGCTGGTTTTGAGCACCGGCACGCGGGCTGTCAGATATTCTCGTAACTGCAATGGCTTTAGCACGGTGATTCTCCTGACACTGTTTAACGGTTTCAATCTGGAGGCCACAGGCCACCAGTGCGGCCTCCAGATTTCTGATATCGGCGCTTAAGTCGCCGTTAGTCTTTGGCTGACTGGCCGGGATTGGGCAACTGCTGACGGCTGGACAGCCAACGTAAATAATCTCCGGGGGTGGCGAAGGCCGGGCGCTGTTGCAACCGGATAACGTCAACAGGCAAAGCAGTGGCAGACCAGTCCCGCAACTCTTGATCTTCATTGAGTAACCTTTGTATTTCATATTCACGATCCCGCGCCTGCTGCCCGGCAGCGCCGAGAGATTCACGCAGTTGACGCCCCTGCTGTTCGCGTTCGTCGGTTTCCGATTGCAGCCGCACAATGACGCGATCACGGCTTTCAATACCTGCTGACAGCGTGCCGATAATCAACTGAGTGGTGACCGCTTCCCGTTTCAGCTTTTGAATGTGAACCGCCTGCGCCAGCGCAAAGAAGGCGACAAGCGTCACGATCCCGATGAGGTAACGCATGGTCAGGCTCCTTTCAGGCAGTAAGCCATTTCATTCAGGCGGCGACGTTCCAGCCCGGCAGAGCGCACGCCTTTCACAAACACCCAGCGCGGCAACTGCTCACAGGCTTTGCGCCATTCTCCTTTGTTGATGTAAAACGCCAGCGTTGACGTACACGCCGCACGCACGCCAACGTTGAAAGCGAAGGACACCACGGCGTCATAAACCGGTGGCGGCAATGCTCCCGACATGCATCGCGCGATACCGCGCTCAACATGCTGAACGTCCGCCACAAAATTCGCAGCGACCTGGGCCTCGGTGATTTGCCTGCCGCCGGTCACACCTGACGTGTGGCCGATGCCGCTGGTCCACACGCCGCCACAGTCTTTATATGGCGTCAGTTGACACCCCTCGAAGTCGACTATCAGGCGCAACCCTTCTTCGGAGGTTTGGAGCCCGGCGGTCTGTGGCAGCAGCGCGACAAGGGTTAGCACCACTCCCACGGCACAGCGCTTAACGGTTGATGGCGTCATTGATCCCCCGGTTCACACCCATATTTTCCAGTAGGCGAAACGTCTTGCGACGGTAATACCAGTTAACGAAGAAGGTGCAGACGCCCATCACAGCCCCGACCAGGAAGGCAATATCCTGCGGCGAGAGCCCACCTAGCCAGGCAAGAAAAGCGGCGATGCAGTAACAGAAAAACGTGGTGATGCGCTCCATGGCCATCACTCCCAAAGTGAGACGGTTTCAGTGACGGCGGCCTGTGCTACCTCCGGCAATTCAACCGCGTAACCGTGGGGCAGTTCCGCCCCTAAATCGGCTAATCCAACGTTAGCCGCGTAAACCTGCTCAACCACCGAAGCGGTGCGTCCGTAGTGACGCCAGCACAGCGCGTCAACGGTGTCGCCCTGTAGGGCGAACACTTTCATCAGATAAGCCCGATGATGGCATGGGCCACACCGGCGACGTCGTGGATCGCGTTGCGGGCATCGCGCCAAAGTTCGTTAACCGTGCTTTCCACTATCTCGGCTTTTTGGCTGCCTTTGTCGGTGGTGTCATTTCCCGGATAGCGCTCGGCCAGCATGGCGGCGGTCATCGAGGAGACGGCGCATTCATACGACGTGACCTTGATGCTTTCGCCGTCAATGCTGTCGGCAGGGACGTCGGCCAGGGTTTTAAAACCACAGGCCATCTGCGCGGCGCGGTAGTCATACAGCTCGGCATTCACCTCCGTCATGGCGCGTTTTGCCACCATGCGCAGGCGCTTTGCCGTCACGGTGCCTTCCAGGCGCAAAGTGTCGCGCAGCACTAGCGGATTGATGTCGGGCCAGAAAAAGGAGTTCCTGATAGCCGGTTCCAGGGTGATATCGGGAACCGGGGCGGGGATGACAAGAGACATAGTGACCTCAGAATAGGGGGCGGTGGACGCCAGCGTTGAACAGGGTCTAAGACCCGTCGCGGCTGGCGTGCCGCCCGGCGCGGGGCGCGTTCGGTTAACTGCCGGAAGCCTTTTTCA